CGGATAGACACCCCATATTGAGAACGGTTCCCATTAAGCGGTCATGACGGTACGACACGCCGTGCAAGTTTGACGTGTCGCGTGTCGTGTGCTAGCGAAAAATTGAACGGGAAAAACGTGACGTGTCGGCGTGTCGTGTTTTGCATGTGTTATATTTGAGGTGTCAACAAAACAACCCTAGAGAATAGGAAAAATAAAATGACCAAGGGGTGTAGTTTTATGAATTATTATTGTGTTCGTCGTTTACTTGAGATGGGTTATAGTTATTATGATTTTGTGGAATGTTATGTCGATTTTGATGAAATAGTGCATATGTTTCCAATTGGTTGTGCGTGGGATAATATGGTGTCTTTTGGTAATAATGTAAGTATGGTGTTTCTTGGTTATAGTAGGAGGCATTGAGTGTGATGAATTATAATAGGTGTAATGGTTGTGCGAGTTTTTATATAGGTGGTAGTGTGGTTAAGGGTGTACGTCGTGTGCATCGTATGCGTGTGGGGTGTTATGAGACTGGGCGTGATGCTGATTGTGTTGGTTTGTTTGATTTTGTGATGGCGCATTATGCTGATGATGTTGCTTTAATGCGGTTGAATTTGTGGAATGATATGGGTGTGTGATAGGGTGTTGTTTGGCCTATTAGCTCAGTGGTTAGAGCGGCATCCTTATAAGATGTGCGGGTCGGGTTCAATTCCCGGATAGGCCACGGTTATTGAGAATTGTTATCGTTATCGTTATTGTTAGTGTGATATATTAGGTCATGACATGCCGTTTGGCATGTTGTGGCCTTTTTGTATGAGGTATATGCATATGGATATGAGTTCTATTACCGCCCTTGTTGGTAGTGTGGGTTTTCCCATTGTTGCGTGTTGTGGAATGGCGTGGTTTATTGCTACGACGTTCCGCGATTTTAACAATTTGATGACGAAGAACAATGTTTTGACTGAAGAGCTTATTGCCTTGCTTAAGAATGATAAGGGGGATGCTGATGTTGATGCAGCGAATATGGGGTAGTATATTGGCGTGCGTATGCGTGTTGTCGTTGGTTTTTGTGCCGTCTGCAAGCGCGGATATGCGTGGTTTTGACGTGAGCAATTGGCAGTGTGATATTGATACGTATGCGCTGGACGCTGATTTTGTTGTGGCCGGTACGACTTGGGGTGTTGGCGGGTTTAATAATGTCTGTTTGGTTAATGGCGTTAATCAGGCCGCGAATTATCAACTTGGTCGTGCAGTGGACAGCGGCAAAAGTATCGGCGTGTACCATTATGCTATGGGGCATGATGCGGTTGCCGAAGCTGATTTTTTCGTGGACAACGTTGCCGGATATGTCGGGCGGGCCATGCTTGCGTTGGATTGGGAGGCTGATGACAACCCGCAGTTTGGTAATGGGGCGTGGGTTGAGTCTTGGGTGCGGCGCGTGTATGACCGAACGAGAGTGTGGCCTGTCGTTTACACGGGGGCGTATTCGTTGAGTCAGCTCACGCCGTATGTACGTGAGCATTGCGGCGTTTGGGTTGCACAATATGCGTCGAACGCGCCGACTGGTTATCAGGCGGTGCCGTGGCTTTATGGCGCGTATGGTGAGGCCATGCGACAGTATACATCTAATGGTTACGTGTCGGGTTATGGGCCGTTGGATTTGAACTATTTCCGTGGCGAGCGGTGGCAGTGGGACGCATATGCGCGTGGCGAGCGTGATGGCGGTGCTTCGGCTCCGGCACCGGTGCCGGACGCTGGTTGTGCGTCTACGTGTGTTACGGTCGGGCCGGGTGACACGTTGTCGGGTATTGCCGCGCGGACTGGTTTGTTGCCGTGGCAGTCGTGGCATGGGTATGAGTCTGGTAATCCAAGTGTGATATATCCCGGCGAAACCGTTTGCTATGGCGGTGGCACTGTTGCGCAGTCAAGCACGAATACGGTGCGCACGTATACGGTGCAACCGGGTGATAGTTTGTGGGCTGTTTTCGGCGTCGATTGGGCGCGTGTCGCGTCGGTTAACGGCTTGTCTAACCCGAGTTTGATTTATCCGGGTCAGATTTTGCGTTATTGATAACCATTGTTAATAATCGGCGTGTTGCATTTGCACACGCCGATTTTTATGCTATAAATATATGTGTTAACAAAAATGTTAACAGAAAAACAGATACAAAGGATAATATGCGCAAGATTCGTAAGGTAATCGCTGATAGCGATATTAGCTATTATGACCGGAACGGCGAGTTGAAAACGTTCCACACCACCGGAAATATTCGCACCGTTGAAAAAGCAGTTAAAGCGCTTATGGACGCGGGTATCGTCAACGTCCTGATTGATGATATCACCGTACACAAGACAACGTATGCTATGGACGTTGACACGTTCATCACACACGCCGAACGTGTCGTAACCGATACCGATAATGACAACGATAACGACAACGATAACGAACCTGAATTCTGATTTGGAAGGAAACATCATGACCAAGGACAATGAACAGATGAACGACACCGCGAATGAAACCGCCCAGACCTCTGTTGACAATTATCGTTACATTTGTACGATGGACAACAGCACTTTTGAGGGCAAGCGTGCCATCGTCAACGCGCGTAATAACGCATTGTCGCTGAACGGTATCGGTGACACGTCGCTAACGGTCATTGGCGCGTACACCGCGCCGGGCGTGCGTTCTCAGACGGGGCAGAAATGCGTAAACGTCTATCTTTTTGCAAACGACGGCAATACGTATTTCAGCCAGTCGCGGGGCATTTATCGTAGCGTGTTGGATATTTATGATATGTTCCCTGATTTCAACGCGCCGGACGGTATCCCCGTGACAGTGAAAAAGACGCCGCTTGGTGGTGGCAGGTCTACTAAATCGCTGGAAATCAAGTAGTTTGAAATGAGAAAAAAGCGCCATACAATAATATGGCGCTTTTTTTATGAGGGTGGTGAAATCATGCCTAGAGCGCGTAAACAGGCGGATGTTTTAACCGCGAAACGCAAGCGTGTGAGACGCGCGATAAACAGTCTGAAAAAAAGTATCACGGACGCCATGCCCGAGAGCGAGGCAAACGCGCGACTGGATTATATTAAGCGGCTTGAATCACAGTTGAAAAAAACATATGTCGGGCGCGTGAGTAATCGCGCCATGCGTGAGGAATTATATCAGTGTGCCAACGAAGCCGCTGATACGCTCGTGCGACAGGTTGGCGAAGTGCGCGGCGGCAAAGGCCGCGCAATGGAGCGTAGGCGCTCGTTTAACATTTTCCGCATAGAGATGAGAATGGCATCCAAGGGACAGCCGAGCGCGTTGGGTGAGTTTGGTCGGGAAAAAGTCAAGATTTTTTGGCGATACACACAAAACATATGGCAGAAGTCGAACATTCCGCCGGACAAACGATTGGAGGCTGTCATGAAGGCATATGACGCGGACTCGTTGAGTGAGCTTTTTGACACCATTATGGCGCGAAATGAAAAAGTGTTGCAATACGCAAAAAACATGAAATCGCACACGGGCGAATTGGAGGATTATACGGATACCGACGGCGGTAGCCCGATATGGCTCGTGGCGGTTTCCCCTGATGTGGTACGATGAAAGCACGTAAAGAATACAGGATTGCGGCGATATTCGACACCGAAACCACGAACATCGGTGAGGGTGCCGAAACGCGCGCATATCCGATATTGTACATTTTCAACGATTTGCGGGACACCTCGTTGGAATCGTATGACCCCGATACGGACGATGTATGTTTTTACCGTCATACGTCCGAAGCGCTGGCGTACATTGATGATTTGGTCACGTATGGTCGTGCGCATGGTTATGTGCCGATAATCGCGGCGTATAATCTCATGTTCGACTTGCAGACGCTTCTGTTGGAATTGGCGCAATCGTATACGATTGAGGTCAATGCGCAGACCGCTACCAGCGTGTACACGCTTGATTTGTACGTTGATGGTAATGTGGTGTGCCGTTTTTGGGATACGTTCTACCTCGAAATGGGCGGCCTACGCGCTATGGGTGAGACGTGCGGTCTGCCTAAGGCGGTGGGCGATTGGGATTACTCGCTGGTGCGTACGCCTGAAACGCCGTTGACCGAGGAAGAACTGTTTTATGCGCGGCGTGATGTACAGGTGATACCGCAGTATCTGCAATGGCTATTGCGCGCTAACCATTGGCTCACGTCTGACATGTTGGGGTGCCGCGTGCTGACCAAAACGTCATTGGTGCGGCAGATGGCGCGCCGTGAGATTGGCGGGCGGCGTGTCGCGTTGCAGGGCGGCAAGAAAATCACGTTGCAACGCGCTTTTGAAATGACGTGCAATCAGGAGTTTTCTAAAAACTATGAGTCCTATGCGTTGCGCAAGGCATGTTTTCGTGGCGGTTTGACTTTTACGAGCGCGAAAACCGCTAGCGTTGTCGTGGATAACGTGGCGTCTCTTGACGTTACGTCAATGCATCATGCGTTTATCAACGGGCGGCGCTTGCCGGTTAAATTCGCGGTTGCCCCGCCGGAAATTTTGCAAATCGCGTGCAGGCGTATCGTTGACACGCCGTTTGAAGATGTATTGCGTAATTATAGTGACCCGTTTCGTATGGGGTTACATGTTGCGATACGTTTTACAAACCTGAGATTACGGGCAAACACTTGTTTTGCCGATTGGGGTATTGCAATATGTCCACGTTCAAAGTTCGTGCGGACGTTGCAGGCGGACACCGATTACAGCAACAACGAACGCGCGAAAACACAGGAAAACAGTATTAGGGCGCACGGTTACGTTGATAGTGCCGTTAATCCGACGTTTGCTTTTGGAAAATTGTATCGGGCGGATGAATGTATCTTGCACGTTAATGAGATTGAGCTGTGGAACGTGGCACAGGTGTATGAGTTTGACGAAATGCATGTATTGTATGGCGAGGCTACCACTAAAACGATTGTGCCGCCTGATTACGTGACATTGCAATCTAATATGCTTTTTGCGCGGAAAACCGATGTTAAAAATCTGATTAAACACTACACCGAGGGTGTACCGTATGCGGGTGACATACCCGAGTCGATACCCGAGGGTATCGCACGTGACGCTAGGGCGGGCACGTTGAGCGTGAAATTTTTGCAATCTTATTACGGTAGCACCGTTAAGGGACAATTTAATGGTATTTATGGCACTCAGGCGCAAGACGTCATGAAGGCCGATTACCGTGTGACGGAAACCGGTGAGCTGGAAGTAGATAAGGCCACGGTTTGCACTCCCGAGAATTTTGCGAAAAAGCGCCCGAAGACACCGCGCGTGCTGTACACGTATGGTATGAGAATTGTAGCCGGGTCACGTATGCATCTGGTGATAGCCATGATGTTGATATATCGACGTTTCGGGATTCGCGTCACCGTCACGGGCGGTGATACCGATAGTCTTAAAATCAGTTGCGCCGATGACGTGACCGACGCGGAACTGTTGGACGCGCTCGAACCATTGCACACCGCGATAGAAAACGCAATCAATCTTACCATGAGGCGCGTACGAAACACCGCGCCCGACATGGCGTCAACGCTTGACCATATCGGCAAGTTCGAGGTTGAGGACTGTGGCGGCACCACTCGTTACGCCGAACATGTGGAACTGTGGAACAAGGCGCGTGTTAGTCTGGATATGTCCGGGCGCGTGCATGTCACTTGCGCGGGCCTGCCACGGCCCGACGGCGTGTACACCATTGAAGACTGTATCGAGGACATTATGCGTATGGGTCACGGTTTCGCGGAAACGATACGGGCGGCACTGGGTTATGACGTGTTGGTTGATTATGAGATTTGCCATACGTTGCAACGCAACCGTCCGCATGTATGGGATAGGTACGTCGGCACCGTCACCGATTATCAAGGCATGACATATCATGTTGACGCGCCCGAGGCGATAGCGTTGTATCCGTCCGGCAGATGGCTAGGGGAATCGGACAAACAGGCCAACGGTGAGAATCTTGCATATATGCGGGACGTATATAATAGGAATGTTGAGACATTGCCGCGCGAGCTTATTGTGCGGGACGGCAAACCTATGATTGTGAGCGTTGATGGCGAAATATTACTATGACCGGCTTAAGACGTTGATTCTGCCGCGTAACGCGGACGTTAACATGATTATCGGCGCACGTGGTTTAGGCAAAACTTACGGTACACGAAAATACATGATAGAAGACTATTTGAAAAACGGCTATTGTTTCGTGGAAGTGACACGTTTCCGTGAGGAAAACAACGATGTCGCGGCAAACTATTTCAGTCGTCTCGTACAAGATAATATTTTCCCGGATTATGAATTTCGCACAACCAATAAAATAGCTGAAATTCGCAAAAAGAAAACCGGTAAAAAAGAAAACCAGTGGAAAACAATCGGTTATTTTATACCTTTGTCGTTACAACAGCAGAAGAAAAAAAGCACTTATGTTAATGTGCGGAACATTTGCATGGATGAAATAATCATAGATAATGATGATAGATACCACACATATCTGAAAAACGAGTTTGAGCAATTGGCGAAACTTGTGGACACCGTCACCCGAGAACGCGCAGATGATACGGAACTGCGCAAACCGAGAATATTTCTGCTCGGTAACGCCTGCGACGCTTTCAACCCATATTTTCGGCATTATGACGTACCGCTGGAACCCGAACACGGTTTACAATGGCTAGGCGGTAAAACATGCTTGTTTGATTATGTTCGTGATGACGAATACGCCGAACAAAAAACAAAGAACACGGTAGCGGGCCGTATGCTGAAAAACAACGATGACGTCACATCTAAAAACAAATTCGCCCGGCATAATACTGATTTTATCGAAAAACCACACGGACATGCAAAACTTACGTATGTTTTTCGATGGTTGCAAAACGAATATGGCGTGTATGTTGATTGGCGTTGCGGCTATGTTTTCGTATCCTCGAAATATGATAGCGGCGCGCATGTACCGTATTTCGCAATCACCCGAGCGGACAACAAACTTAACTATCTTACCGCGAACATGGCTAAGGACTTGATTAGGAATCTTACATCATATTATGCGCTGGGGTATCTGCGCTATGATACGGTGGAAACGCAACACACCGTGAGTGAAATGCTAAAGAATTTTGGTGTAAAATAACATATGGCATACAAAGAGAGATACCGCAGTGAGACCGCTAAAACATTGTCATTGATTTCCACGGTTGACTCCGCCAATGATATGGCCGTAAGGGATATGCGCGCCGGTTGTCGCTGTGAGTCATGTCGCAAGTATGCTATTCTTAAGTCGTATCGGCCCGTATTACGCCGATACGACTTTTTCATATATGGAAGGAAAAAAACAAATGGATGACGAAACCACCGAGGAGAGGGACACCGCCGAACGTGATGGCCTCACCCCCGACGAAGCGCACCGTGAAGGCGAGTTCGATGATTTGCGCGACATGCTTTCGCGGGTGCTTGATAAGATTGATGCAATGAGCGAACGAATCGATGGCATCTATGACAATTTCACGGATTCCGTGGCGCAGATGGTCGAAAACGGTGCAACCGTCAAGGAAACCGACGATGACGCGGCTGAGGCAATCGCGCAGGCGGCGGCTGAAGATTTGGAAAACCTCGATTACACACTGTAACGGATAGGAGAAAAACATCATGGCTGTAGATAACGCTACGATTTTGGATAAAGTCCGTGCCAAGGGCACCGATGACTACCAGCAACGCATTCCGAGCGCGACGCAAACCGGCGTGGCGAACACCATGCGCTATCTGTTCGACCCGATGAACCGTCAATATTTGAATGATTGTGTTTGGAGCATGGTGAACCGTATCGGACTCACCGTGATGGCGCAGAACGCGCCGTTTGAAAACCCGTTAGCGATTTTTAAAAAGGAAAATCTCTACTGGGGTTCGACCGTGCAGGAAATCGCCGTCAAATGGATTAAGGCCCACGGGTACAAGGATGACGCCGAAGAACTTCTGAAAATGCACAGGCCCGAGGCCGCCGTCTGGTTCTACGAGATGAACCGCCGTGACCAGTATCCCATCTCATGGACCAACGACGAACTGCGACAAGCGTTCGTTGATGATTTCGGGTTGAACCGTTTCATAGCGCAGATTATGGAAACGCCACGTAATTCCGATAATTATGACGAAATGAACATCATGCTTGCCTTGATTCGTCATTATGAACAGAATCTCGGGTTTTACAAGGTGCATCTTGATAAGATTCCATCTGATGAAACGACCGCCAAGACGTTGCTCAAGGCATTGCGTTCGACCGCCGGGCGTATGCAGTTCCCGAGCACGCAATACAATGCGTTGAACGTCACTGATATTCCGGCGTATGCGAACCCTCAGCAAATGGTGCTGTTGATTGAACCGGAATATCTTGCGTCGATTGACGTTGACGCATTGAGTGCCGTGTTCCAGCTGGACAAGGCCGAAGTGCCGTATCGTATCGTACAGGTGCCGAGTCTCGGCATTCCCGGCGCTGTCGCGTTGCTTGTATCGACCGACTGGTATCAGGTGCGCGACACCATGTACGGCACCACCCAATTCTACAATCCGCAGACGCTTGGCGACACTCTGTATCTGAACCACTGGGGAATCTACGGCGTCAGCCCCTTCACCCCGTGCGCGTTGTTCACCACCGATGCGGGCACCAGCATCAATGTCGTGACGCAGACCGTGACCGGCTTCACACTGACCCCGACGTCGGGCAACGTCAAGGCGGGCGACGTGGTACAGCTCACGCCGAAGCTCACCGCCAGCGTCGAACCCACCGGCACCGCAATCGAGGTTGCGCCGAACTCCGCGACCTACGAGGTGTCCGCCAAGCACGCCGAGGAGGCCGGGCCGTTTGCGCTCAACGTCAATACGTTCGTCGATGACCAAGCCCGCTTGCATGTCCAGCGCGACGGTCTCACGGCGGGCGACGTCATTACCGTGACCGGCACCGCGACATACATCAACCCCACCGGGGAGACCACTGAGCATAAGGCTACATGCACGTTCACCGTCAAATAGTCTCCATGTTAAAATGGGTGGTGTTTCACGTGAAACACCACCCATTTTTTCGTATATGGAAGGGTACAATATGGATTTCCCACATCTGCAAAACGCAACGAAGTTTCCCGATACGGACACGCGCGTGTATGAACAGTACCGCAATGTTTTCGACTACAATGTTTGGACGCCAAACACGGTAATAAAGTTGTGCCGCGTGAACTGGTACGACGATTACCATGATGTCGTGAAATTCCAGGACGATACCGCAAGAGACACATGGTTTGACAAACTGGCCGGGGGAACCGTCAAGCTTACAACTAACATGTATATCGCACGCGCCGATATGGACGGTATAAAATTGCCCGTACCATATATGACGGCGCAACAGTATAATTACATTGTCGTTGATTTTTCGCATGATATTGCCAATACGCCGTATCAGAAAACCGACGTGCAGACACGCTATCACTTTTTCGTCACCTCGGTACGCGCGGAAGCGCCGAACACGACAACATGCACGCTTGTACGTGATGTATGGACGGACTATATCAACAGCACCACAATTAACGGTTTGCTGTTGTCACGCGGGCACGCGCCGTTGACGGAAACGACACCGCAAAAACTGTTGGAAAACCCACGGGCCAACTGTCGTGATTTTACGTTGCCCGATGTTGATTATGGCAACGCGGCCACGAACATCAAAAAAAGCACGCCGATTAACTTGCAAAACGGGACAAGATACATATGTTTGGCCGCAACGTTTTCCCCGCAACAATTGCAATCAATGGGCAATATGCGCGGTGCAGACGTTACGGATACCAACCCGTCATATACCAATACTGACGAAACGGTTAATGATTTTGTATGGGGTGCCGGGAACATAAACACGTCAAACGTAACCGGCGCGGGTACGTCATATAATTCCATTGATAACCTCACCGCAAGCAACGTGTACATATACGCGCTGGAATCATCCAAAGTATCGGGTGATTATTTTGATACGATGTTTGCGTATTATCCTCATATCATGTCACAAATCGTATCTGTTTTCGTTTCCACGGCAAGCATGATGCAATTAGGGTCCGTCACTACGGTTAATGATGTGGAATGGCATACGGTCAGCGGCACGCGCACAAAACTAGCGGACATTAATTTAACAATAAATGACTTCGGTTATTCGCCTGAGTACGCCAAAATAACACGACTGTACCTTGCGCCCTACGCGCACTTGGAAATATCCGACAATATCGGCAATAAAACTCGGGTGGAAATAGCTGATTGCGGCCATCTCTCGGCGCAAACCGTCACGTCATTAAGCTACCCGATATTACGACAACTCGCATGGCTTGATGGTGTCGGGGGTGACGGCGGCACGTCCATAACCATCAACGCCATCAACGGTGCTAGCATTACCGCCGACGTGCCGAACGCGGACGTGCTCAAAACGCTGATATCCCATGACATTCCGACGTATGCGTTGCAACGCCGCGCAATCGACGCGCAACGCGCCGACACTTACAATGTCGCCGTAAGTCAGGCACGACAAAACGCCATGCTGACGTATGAAAACGGCGCGCGCTCGGCTAATGTCAGTCAAGCAAACACGTATCGTAGCAGTGCGGCGGCGGTGTCGAACACCGCACGCGCGAATCAACGTGACATAGCGATAAAAGACGAGTCCAATAGTGTACGGTCGGACAATCTCACATACTCGAACGCACGCCAAACCGCTGACTTGAGCACTAGCACGGTCAAAATCAACCGTGATGTAAGTAATGATAATACACTACAGAATAAAGCTTTTGTGGAAGGTGCCCAAACTCAGGCAATAACAAACGTGGCAAGCGCGATAGGCACAATGGCGGGGGCCGCGCTGGTAATCGGCACCGGAGGCGCGGCTTCACCGGTGGTGACCGGTGCAATGGCAATCGGCGGTGCGGCGCTTCAGGGTTACAACACCGGTATTGCAATCACTAACAGTCAGGAACTCAACGCGACGTCTAATTCTGTTGCAAATGATAAAGCGAAAACCGCAATACAGGCCAACACCGAGCAAACACAACATGCCATAACACAGGCCACCGCCGTGACCAGTCGCGCGAACACGCAAGCTGACCGCGTTACCGAGTACAGTACAAGCGCGGCTACCGACATGACCGCCACAAGCACGGGCACGGCCAACACTAACGCGGGCGCGTCACGTGGTCTGACGGTTGACAACGCCAAACGAATCATGATGAACACGCGCGACAACACAAATGCGTCATGGCGCGACATGCTCAATCATCCAGCGCAACCGGTCGGCGCGTATGGCGGCGACAATTTCAGACAGGCTTCGGGGCTTGACACCATGACCGTGAAAATAGTCACGGAGGATAACGGTGCGATAGCGGCGGCGGGTGATTACATGCTACGCTACGGGATAGCAAGCAACAAACTCTACAACAAACCGACGCTGACAACGTGCAGGCATTACACGTACTGGCATACCACCGACATATGGGCGATATGCCCATTGGCGCAAAACGAGCAATTGCAGACAATAAGGGATATTTTCAGTTCCGGTGTTACAATATGGAACAGGCCCGAGGAAGTCGGCGGCGACTTCGTACACGACAATCTATAAGGTGGAAATATGGGACGTAAACGTACACATAAAAGGCCGTTGACCCGCGCGGAACTGGGTGAGCGTGGCGCGCCGGTATGGCAACAGTCCGAGGCGCTCAATTCGCAAGCGTATTCGATGGCGTATTCGCAAATGTTGAATATCGCGTTATCACGGTTCAAATGGTTGAATCTGCCGAAAACATGTGACGCATGGTTTTTGGAATATAATCTATTGTATTTTGGCTACGCGACAATCGCGTTTCCGCATAGTAAGCCGGGTGTGTTTTTCAGTACGCAAGCGGTGACAACATCGAATTTCAACGTGTATTACAAGCCGCAGAAATGGGATAGCTACGGTATTAACGGTTGGCGTTTTCCGGTCAACAATTCCAATGGTGTTTTTATCTACGCGAACCGTGCCCGCACGCCGCTCATTCCGACCATCGAGTTTTTCGCGCATGAGATTGAAGATTTGTACATGACGCGGCGGCAGAATCGTTTCAATCAGAAAACGCCGTTTATTTTGGAGGTTCCCGCCGGTCAGCAAACGGCGGGCGTCAACGTTATCAAGCAAATCAGCGGCGGTGAAATGGCAATCATGGCGACACCCGGTTTCACCGATTCCATGAAAGCCAACGTACTGAAAACCAATGTCGAATACATCGGCATGGAATTACAGAACGACATACAAAATACGTGGAATTCGTTTTATCAAGCCTTAGGTATCAAAAACCTACCCTTGAAAATGGAACGGCAGACCGCCGATGAAATACAGGACTACGGCGAACCGACCGACCTACGCGCGCTCAGCGAACTGGAGGAACGCCGCGCCGCGTGCGATATACTCAACACCCGGTTTGAAAAATACCTCAAGGAACCGATACAAGTCGTGTGGAACGAAGACAACATCTCACGCAATTATGATTATTTGAACAACCTTGAAAGATTGGCCGGTGAGGATAATGCCGAATGACATAGACAGCTACCAGCCGTGCGAATCACGCGACGAATTTCATGGCGTGATGACGTACACGTTTGGCGAACTACTCGACGTGCCGGGTGGCGTTGACTGGGATAATGCCGCATGGTCATGGCGGAACGTTGCCTATGATGACACGCAATACACGCGCTGTTGCCGTAAAATAGAAAACCGTTTCTATGACCGGGAACTAGGCGTTATGCCACCGTCAAGATGGCGACGGCACTTTATGCGGCTCATACAAGAAATCATGCCGACATTACGCCCACTATACGCGCTTGTAGATAAAAACCCTGATATAATGCTCAGTGATAACGACACATGGCACAAAATGCGAACCGTTTTCAGCGATTTCCCGGCAACTCAACTGACCGAAAATCAGGACTACGCAAGTAACGCAACAGATAATCAATACGAGACAATCACTAACGGCAATTTCATGGACAAAATCGAACGTATCCGAAACGGTGATTATGTTGATATTGACGTGTTGTTGCTCGACCACCTAGAATCATGTTTTAGCCCGTTATGGACTATCAACATAAACAATTACTAGCGAGGTGATTTTTCATGGACGCCAATACATTAGCCAGAGTCGAACACGAATATTACACACTTACCGAAAACATCAACAAACTAGGTGATTATCTATTAAAACAAATGAACAAAAAGAAAACGCTGACAGATAAACACTATACATTGTTGATAAAACAATACGCCATCATGCTACAATACGCCGACGTTTTGGCGCAACGTATCCACCTCGCACGGAAGGAAAAATAATGTTTCCATATCTACCGTTTTTCTCGATATGGCCGTACACGCCCGCAATACCGGCGTTTTATTGGAACGCCAAAAGCCAAGAAGAAATAATAAAACACATTGCGTGTGAAATTGACCACATAACGGCATATTTGGACGAAATAGTAACCGACATAAACAAAACACTAAACGATTATGACACAAGAATAAAAAACATCGAGGCACGCATAAACGATTATGCAATCGCCATAGCGCAAATACAAGAACAAATCGAGCACATAGGAGACACACAACTAGTATGGAACGTCACAAAAGGCGAATACACTGACAGTAAAACAGCGCTACGCGATTTGTACCGCGAACTAGCGGTGTACGGCGCGCGCGTCGCTCAAACAGCCAATATCAACACCGGCAAACTATCCGAACACCGTACCGACGAAACACCGGCAATCGGCAATCTCACCATATTCAATGACACAACACCACGTGTCACTAATCCAACCACCGGCGACAAATATCCGCCACTTTCATAAAAGAGGAGTATCATGGTTAACACCACAAATTATGCACTAGAAAAATATGAGGCGGGAAATTCCGCAAATCTACTTGACCAGTACAATGCGTCAATGGATAAAATCGACGACGCAATAAAAAGCGTCAGCGATAAAGCGGACTTAGCGCTAAACAATAACGTTCTACCCGACGGTCTAGCCGCATTCATAAAGGCACTAGGTCTAACCGCGTCTAACGCGCAAACACTTGGAAGCACTCTCAACCACATATTAAACCGCACCGGAACGCAAACTTTCACCGTTACCGACCTCGCCGGACTCAAGAAAACCGCAGAGGGCTATCCAATTCCGCCGGCCAAGTAAGGGGATACCATCATGGCCTCAGAAACACCGTTCTATCATCTGCCGCTATACGAAACAGGCGACCTAGCCGACCTACGTGATGGATACAACGCCGCAATGCGTACCCTAGACCGCGTAATACATCAACTAAAAGTACAGGAAGAGATAAATCACCCGACTAATCTCAGGAAGGGCAACTAACATGACCGATTATACAACCAACTTCAATCTCGAAAAATATCAAACCGGCGACGCGGCAAACCTCAATGACCAATACAATGCGTCAATGGACATTATCGACGATAACATGTACAAAATCAACACTAACGCAAACACTGCGGGCGGTAAAGCCACGCAAGCGTTAGAAACAGCACAAAACAACACCAAAAATCTCACAGCATTAGGCGTAACAGACACCGAAACCGCGACACAACTCAAAAACAAAATAGACACAACCGCAACAAACCTTGCCAACACAACCAAAACGGCGAACAACGCGGCTAACAACCTAAACGCATTAGGCGCAAACACCGTAGAAAACGCAACCAATCTAAAAAACCGTATAAACGACACCTATACAAAAAATGAAAGCGACAATCGTTACTTACCAATACCAACCATACAAGATACGCTAATCGCAATAGGCGATAGCTATTTCGAGGGGTTCCGCACCACCACCCCCGCAACAGACAGCATGATAGCAGTCGCTAGCCGACTACTCGGCTTGACATGCCACAATTTCGCAGTCGGGGGCACCGGTTTTCACAACGGCGACACCACAGGAGACAACACATTCAGCAAACAACTAGACAAAGCCGCCGCACAAATCACCGACAAAACCAGCGTAAAATACGTAGTAATCGGCGGCGGCCGCAACGACCCCAACAGCCTCACCTACAACGAGGTTGCCAACACTCTCACAAAAGCAAAACAACTGTTCCCCAGCAGTGAAATTTGCTTCATCCCCATGCTATGGGACAGCACATACCCCACCGGCAAAAGCCACAACTACAGTACCATGCTAAACGCCGGAAACTATACCGACACATGGACTGTACAGGACGCACCCTCATGGGGCCTATACCGCGACAACGAAATGACCGATATTCACCCAAACACCAGCGGCTCGGCGCGATACGGCCACTACATCGCCAACATCCTAAAACACCACCTCACAGCACAACCCCGCATAGAACGCTGGGAGAGTATCAACAAAGACCCCAGCATGACCGACACCAACGTATCCGAGTGCAACGTGTACATCAACGGCACCACCGTAACGATTAACATGCGAGCGCACCTACTCAAATGGACAACCGACGCAATCTACCAAATCAACGGCGCAAGCACCATCGGAATATGGAAAATCATACTAGCATGGTTCGATGACGCGACACCGGTTCGAGTCAAATTCGACGGCCACAAACTCAGCATCGTTGACATATTCCCCGGTAGCGAAGCAGGCGGCCCCAACAATATACTAAACAGCTACTTCACATTCAATATCATGGACTTCTAAAAATAACCCCGATAGGGTTTTCCCTTATCGGGGTTATTTATATATCAGTCACCACACAAAATCATAAATTGAAACAACATAACAACCAACACCATTTTTAACACCACAACACACGAAGTCAAAATCACAATCACCATAATTATATTCAAGAACCCTAGTAAGAGCTGATTTAAACGTGACCACGCCATTATCAATCTCCTTACAAGCAGTAACAATTTTCTCAAAACCGTCAATATTAACCGAATATACATGATTCGGTACAATCTCAGTTACATAGGCATTAACTTTAAACATTTTAACCATTATCCTTTTTTGTGTTGTTTTTTTGTTGACACCTCAAATATAACACATGCAAAACACGACACGC